ATTAGCGCCGCCGGTTGTAATAAAAGCCGCTCCAGGGTCATTATGTGTGTGAGCTGCTATTTCGGCTAATAATTGTGTATGCGCGTATTCACCTGTCGTAAAACCTGGGATTGCATAATTTACGTAATTTGGCGGTGTTCCGGTATTTGTATAGCTTATAACGTTTCCAGCTATCGCATATTCAAATGATGTCGCGACATTGAATGCGTTTGTACCGTTGAAATTAGCCACGTAATAAACGACACCTGTCGTAATTCCTGTTGGCAACGTGCCTGTAGTTGTGAAATAAATAGGCATGCCATTAAAATATTGTGAAACATTATTGGCTGTAGTTAGTAGCAATCCACCAGAACTAGACGCGGTAAATGTAGTAGTAAATACGTTAGGTAGTGATATCGGATAAGTATCAGCCGTACCTAGAATCACGCGACCCATCATTTTTGTTAATGCTAGTGCTTTGTTTGCTATGAAATCAGCATAAGACGTCGTGCCATAATTTGTTGCGGAACCACCGCTTGTATACATTTGTGCTATGGGATTTGAATTTGCTCCCGTGTCATAAACCTTAAATAATTGCCATAGATTATTAAATAACGGCCACGTATCTTGATTGGCTCTTGATGTTGCGCCTGAGATTGAATTCCCGATAGTGCCATCATTCATAGGCACCCATCCGTAAGGGCTGGCAGAATTGATGGATACTCGTACATCACCAGTTCTTGCGCTATTGATAATGCTATCAATCTGGTCATATGTCGCAAATGAATTGGTTGGAATTTCATTTTGTGGGCTTAAATAAAGCGATGGCAATGCGAAATTAATGTTTGTGACAGCGTTTGGTTGCGGGTTACTAGACAACCCCGTCGGCATGCCTATTTGTAGGTAATACGCACTATCACCAGTTCCGCTAATTGTTGTGCCGGTTGTAGGTAGGAATGTTCCTGTTATTATGGCTTTTGTCCATGATGATGTGGCAGTAATTGTGCCTATTAATTGCGGTGCGGGCGACGTGACGCCGGTTCCTAAAAATTGGTAAATATAAACGTTTATCGTAGGATTTCCAGATAAATATTGAGTTTGTAATGTAAATGTAAAAGGTTGTGCGGCTAATGTAGATACTTGATAAGTTATAGGGAATTGATAAACCTTTAAGGTCGACCCTGAGGTATCAGCAGTGCAATTGTGATTAATATAGTATTGCGGTGCTATGTCATTCGGCAGCGTTGTAGAAACACTGGTCTGTGCAAATTGTTTGAAAGTTATTGTTTCAGTACAGTTGCCATTGGCGTTTTTAATATAGTTAATGTCTTGTATGCTAAATCCATCATGTTGAGATGGCGCGACTGTTACATAGTAATAAGTGCCTGTATTATTGTATTGATAGGTTAATGAGGTGCCTAGCGTTCCTGCATTATACGTAATATATGAACCATCAGGATTCATGCCACCTATATTTCGCCAGAAACGATTGTTAATAATGTATTGCTGATAATCTGGCACGGTATTCGTCGGTGATGGGCCACTGCTTGTTGTAAACGGAAAATTACTTCTAGAAAACTGGAATGTACCGTTAGAATCGTAAACGGTTATAAAATATGCCTGTGGAATACTTGAATCAGTTTCATCGTAGGGGTAGAAGTAAAGAAGAATGTCATTACCATCGACGTCAACAGTCGTGCCAGCAGCACTTAATGTCATGGGGTTGTCAACGGCTACATAACTATAATTACCATACGTGCCAGTTTGTTGATACACATTCTTTAGTGTTACTTGATCAGAATCTCGATAAAAAGTAACCACGCCCGCAGACATGGGCACGCCTACTTTGTCCTCTAGGAAATTCTGCAAAAGCACTTGTGGCACAAGCTTCGATGTATCAATAGCCATAAAATCCAACCCTGGATAGTTTATCTTATTCTACACTATGAGAATTAGGAATTATACAGGGTATAGAGGGGTGAATTTACGGATTATTAGAGAGTAGCATGGGTAAAGGAGAAGGGGGAAATATTTTTGCTAAGGCTTCTATTTTGGATTTTGCTAACTTATAGATGTCTTTATAAAAAGTGCCTTTCTTCATTTCTTCTTCAAGAGTCGTTCTAACTGCTTCGTCTGCCATTTTAATCAATGATAATTGCTTCATGTTCATAACTTCCCTAGCATTAGGATATTTTTGTTCTAGCAAGAAAAGTGATCGCAATTCCATTTTTGAAAGATTGGCATAATATTTGGTCGCGCTTTTGCTTCCTTGTTTAACTGCATATTCAACAAATTCTTTAATGACATCTGTGCATTCGCGTCTAATGAGTTTTGACTCTTCTCTATCCAGCAGCCAATTTTCATTTTGCTTTTGCGTTATTAATTGATGTGCAATCGATCGATATTTAATAAATGCTTTTACGAGCTTAACTTTGAAATCTATAACTTCCTGAGAATTTTTCATTAAGCTAACGAGTATTAGAGCTTGGGTTTCAGTCAGCAAAGCGATCGTAAGAGGTCGCCCTTTAGTTCTGAGTTCAGCGGTTTCAAACCGCTGAAGATCTTCAATATTAGAATAATCTTTAAGCAATTCCATAATATTCTTATGTTTAATATTTAAATTATTGCTCATTATTAATGATGTGGTATAAATTTTATTACCCTCTAGGATTACTAACTGGTTCATTGCTTTTCCTTTTCTTTAGAAACAATGTATGTATGTGATTATTTTAAGGCAAAAGAAATAAAGTTTCAATAAGTATTTGACATATCAGTAAATGGGCAATATAATCGCACTGTGAGTTAAAATTACATGGTGAAAATTATGGGTAGTTTATTTCATCTTGGATCAATGTATTACATTTTCTTTTCTGATGGCAAAGGTTGGCTTCGTACTATCTATGGATTAGCATTTTGTTGTGGTGCAATATTAATGAAAGCTTGAATATTATTTGGGAGACTATCATGGCAGAAATTATAATATTATTGTTTGTTTCCGGCGTGTTTTTTTATTTTGGCTATATGATTTATAGTGCGTTCAATGTTTTAATATTTAAACCTATTCACAGAATAAATTGTAAAATAGTAGAGTTAATTTTTCCACCTAAAAAAGCAAATGGTCCAGAAATGCCAAAAACTAAAGATTGCGGTAGCGATCCCTACGGCGATAACCCATATGGCAATGATTATGAATATTATGACAAGCCTAACCTAAATACTCATTAGCAAATTCTGGAGAAGTTAATAAAGCTCGAATAAACGGGCTTAATGCTTCATTGCCTAATTTAGATGCTCCAGGATTTTGTGCTGCCTTCAATAAAGATGGTGCGGCTAAGGCGCCAACTCCCGCTCCAAGAGGTCCCCCCATTGATCCAATAGCGCCTCCAAGGAACGGGGTTATGCCTTGCATTAAATTGCTAGTAGACATTCTTTTGCCAAGTTCGTTCTGAATCTGGCTTAATGGATGTTGTTGTCTTAAAGCATTTTCAGGGGATCGATTCATATGAACTTTATTTATTTCCTCAAGTAATTGTTGTGGACTTAAATCTGAACGACGACCCTGTGCTACTTGTCTGAGAGGCCCAGTTCCTTCGAATGGGTAATATTCTTCCCTTCCTAACTTGCGGCCCAGCTGATAATCAGCGAAAGCTTGGCTATCGTGCCCTAAAACTTTTGGTATAACTTCATCGTGCAACATATTTCTTGCTGCGCTTAAATTTTGATATGTTTTAATTTTAGAACCAACCCCAGATAATCTTGCCGCTTCTTTTCCCATTAATGATTGAAAATCATGTAATGCGCTAAAAGTAGGATTTTCATTGAATACCTCATAAGCCTTTTTAAGGTCTGGAGTGAAGTATTTTAATTGTTCAGAACTAAATCCTAAAGGATTGGCTTTGATTTTGTAAACACCTTTTGTTGCCCCAGCATTTTTTAAGGCATTAATAATATCTTCTCTGTTTTCAAATGCCGGAAGTTTTTTATCTCCCATGGCTGAGATAGCTTTATTAAAAGCTTCTTGCATCTTTTCTTTAGATACTCGTGCATGCTCTGCAATTTGTTTTTGTTTTAATTCAGAAAATTTTACGGGATTGTATTTTTCTGCGAGCCAACCCAATCCTCTGAAAGGAGCGCCGATAGCCTCACCAATCACGCCAGCCTCTGCGCCTTTGGCAGCGCCTCCAAGTCTATCGTTTTTATCTTGGGCGGCTTCAAATGCCGTACTTCCTAATAATCTGCTTATAGCCGGACCTGCTTTTGGGATAGATTCTAATATCTTTGGTATGCCTTTTAAATATGGAGCTGCTTTTAAAAAGCTCCCGCCTCCAAGAAAACTTCCAATGTCTCCTACCAGATGCCCTATATCATAAGCTGTGCTATGTGTATTAGTTGGATTGGGATTTGCATAACCTAGACTTAATAAATTACGGACTGCATCCCCAGCCCCCAATGCAGTTTCCGTAATAGGATTATTGTTTAATAAATTAGCAATATGGGGCGGGATAAGAGATTTAGAGGCAGGTTGCTCGCCAATATCACCCCAATCAACTTCCCGAACCTGTTTTTGCTTGGTACTTTTGTCTGGGATATTACCCCAATTCACTTCACGCCGTTGATTACTCATCGAATACCTACCGCTTTAAGTAAGTCAGGAACGTTAATTGCTCCTGGGTGGTTATGCATGTAATTCACAATAAGATTTTCTGGTACGTCATGCCCTGTGCGTTTTTTGATTTTATTTGCTAGTTCCAATGCGAAACTTATATCTGCATTATCTTCTTCCTGTTGATTTTCATTTGAAATTTGTTGCTGTTGAGGTTGTGAGTTACCCCCAAGTTGTATACCATGTTGTAACGTCTGCTTACCTTGGTTTATCTCTTGTTGAGCCACCTGTTGTTGCTGGGCGAGAGAAGCTAAAAAATCTTTTGAATTTTGAATCAAGCCTTTTTGAACTTTAGAATGCGCCTTTTCCGGTGAATAATGAAGATATTTTACCAATGAATCTTCTAAATCGGTTTGCGCATTTTTAATATCTTTATTCGCAAATAATTTTGCGATAGGTGCTTCAGAGCCTGACGCTCCTAAAGATACTCGTCCTAGCAATCCTGATATGCCTTTTTCATTTTGTATTTTTTGTACTGCGTCTTGCAATGTTTTAAACCGGCTATTAATAATATTTTCTCCGGCGATGGCTTCTTTAGAACGTGATTCGGTCGATCCAGATGGTGGTAATGCAAATCCTTCATTTGAAGCGCCCTGTTGGCCTCCTATACTTTGACCCGTTGGCATTCCTCCGCCCATCTGGCCCAAACTTTGGCTAATATAATTAAGAATCTGTTTTTGTTGCTCTGGCGCCATATATCGAGCCATAGGACTCGTAGCTATGCTGGCCAAAGGCCCAATATTTTTGCTAAAAATATCTGCCTCCAATTGCCTAGGCATATAACTCGCCTTCAACCCCTTCTGATAAGTATCAAGCGCCCCTGAAAGCAAATTACTTAAGGGATTAACTTCTGTGGCCTTTAGCTTTCTAGGCGTATAAAATGTTGATACCATAATAACCCCTTATAGAAACAAGAACGGCAGCGAAGAGGCAGCAGTACTAAAGACATCTGACCATCCTTGATTCTTAGCGGCTTGGCCTTCGTAGGCTTGCTGACCTTGAGTTGCCAGTTGCTGAGCAATTAGATTCGCCATATTACCGCCCGCTTGTTGACCTTGATTAGCTAAGTTTTGATTCCCTTCTAAGCCCTGGCCATACAATCCTAATGCCTTGTTTAGATAGTTGTAGTAATCCTGATTGCCAATATCGCTAGCAAGCTGCATATTCTGTTGTTCGTGTTGAGGACTGCCTGCCATACCACCTGCGGCTGCCGCACGCCCTGCACCGCCTAGTGCTTGATTTAAAGCAAATTGAAATCCTGGTGATTGATGGTAACTAGAGCCAATTTCATTTAAACGTGCGCCTGGGTCGCTAATAAGCTTTGCATATTGGTCTTGCAACCCTGGCAAAGCATTCTTGCCCGCTTCAAAATAAGGCTGATAATATTGATTAGTTTGGCCTGGGATTTGATTCAAATATTTGTTGGCGGCGTCAGCAGGGTTTTTGCTAAATAAACTCCCTATACCACCACCTATGGCTGAACCGATGCCAGCATATCCCAGTCCTTTCATGAATCTATTTTGAGATTCATTGTATTTATTCCAAATGTCTTCATTTGTAAGCGCCATAATAACCCCTTAAAGTGCCGCCCATCGTGCTGTTCCCGCAGCACCAGCGGTATAACACGCATATAATGCTTTATCTGTAGTATCATAACACAACCAATTTAAAACGCCCGCTATGTTCATGTCTGGATTGCCGGCGTAAGTTAACATCACAGCAAGAGGAACCCATTGAGCGAGCGTTACATTGCTAAAGTTATCCTGTGCGATGATAAATTGATTTGAAATTTGAGTTGTAGCGTCATAAACCGTTTGGCCACTGATGTCTGGTAGATTTAATGTTAAGTTATTGTATGAACCGCCAATATAGGATGTATATAAATCCTGAATCGTTGTCATCTGTGCTGCGGTTAATGCAGGAAAAACAATGCCTTCGTTCTTGAAGTTTGTTTGTAAGGCTTGGAATAACAAGCCTATACCTAAATCCATTAACGGTACAAAATTACCTTCTTTATCAACAACAGGGCTGACCCTAGGATAATCTGGGAATATTGCTGATGGAATTTGTGTTTCATTAGCCATAAAATTTCCTAAATTTTCCTTAATTATAATAGTAATTATGGTATTATAATACTGCAAACCTAGCGCCTGCAGCGCGAATAATCAGAATCTCACTGATCGGTTTGCTTTATCATTGAGACTACTAGAGAGGTAGACATGTCTAATTTAGTCACACTAATTTGCATCAATTGTAAAAAAGAATATCATAAGCCGCCATCGATTGCCTATCGTTCAAAAACAAACTATTGTTCTAAAGAATGCATGAAAATATATTTGCAAAATAATTCTTATGGAAAAATTGAGACTATTTGCAAAACTTGTAGAAAGAAATTTAAATTCAATCGATCAGAATTAAATAAAACAAAAGGCGCAGGTTCTTTTTGTTCAAAAGAATGCCAGGCTAGCGGCCATGTATTTATTCCATGCAAAAAATGTGGGAAAAAATTTAAAGCTTATAAATCCGATTTAAAACGATCTAACAAAAGATTTTGTTCGATTTCATGCTTCAATTCACGCAAAAATCCAATTGAAATTTTTTTCAAGAATATTTCGAAAGATAATCATCCTGATGGATGCTGGATTTGGGAAGGAAGAAAAGACAAAGACGGCTATGGTATTTTGTGGAATAAAAAAGCCATAAAAGCACATAGATATTCAATGGAATTGCATGGAAATAAGGTGCCGCATGATATGTTGGCGTGCCATCATTGTGACAATCCTCCATGCGTTAACCCAGAACATTTATTTATCGGCACAAATCTTGATAATGTACAAGATTCTATTAAAAAAGGAAGGCGATCGAAAAATAAATCTGTACAAAATTAGGTGCGAATGTTGCAAATTCCGTCAGTAACAATAAATCTTCCAATGCCTTGGAATCTAAACTGCGGCACAAAATCGTTGCAAACTCCAAGTTGCCACCACATAAGTCTATTCCTGCGATAACCAATCGCTGGCAACTGATAAGCCCATTGGGAACCAAAGACTTGACCTCCATCATACGATACAGATAAGAACACCACAGGTGTTTCTAGTGTTATATTCGGCTCATTCTCAGAAAGCAATGAGAAATCCTGACCGTTAAGCAATCCAAATACGTTTGTATTCAACAACAAGAAATTAGATGGCGCTGTAATGTCTTGCTGATAATAATTTGTTTGACCCGATTCGATTGTAAAACCGATGTCATTAGCAATAAAATAGTTTTGTGATGGCAATCTAATGTTCTTGCATATTCTGACTCTAGGTATTTCAAATTTCTGAGATGTCGTTGATGTTGGTGTTAAAACATCTTCATAGGTATAAAATGATGTGTCAAACGCGAATAGGTTGCCATTATTACGTGTTACAAAATAATACTGATTCCCAATGAACGCGATTTCAGAGGCTATAAAATAATTCCCGTTTTGGTCCGATGCATGATAGAACTTTTGTGTATTAAAATCATAAAAGAGCGATAAATTGTCACTATAAAAGTTTATATGGTAGAACAAATGGCCGTCTTGGCGATATAAGAATCCTTGTGAGTCCTGCGGGTTTTGAAGTTCAGAAAAAAGAAAGTCGATACCATCTGTCGTTATCTTTTCAGGCGTACCACCTTTTGAATACATGATAATAGGGCCTGATTTCTCATTTTGCGCAAGCCATACAACAATTTCATCCATGTAAGCAACACTTGCAGGTGAAATGCAGCCATAATCGATGTTGAATTGATTTGTGCGTTGGTACGGGAAAAGCTGTGTACCTGTATCAGTCCAAGATTCAGTGGTGATTGAACCCATCACAAATATCAAATTACCTTTAGATGGGAAGCGAACTACAGCCTGAACGTTATCTGGTTTTGATTGTAGTAATCCAACATAAGAGGTGGTTGAAGGCCATGCAGTAGATGTTGATACGACACCACTATTGTCAACAGCTTGAGGACTAGTACCGCTTTGCGCATCAGCAAAGGTTAAGAATGCCTGAAACGTGCCATTGTTAAAGTTGCCGGCATAATAAATGGCCCCAGCGCTCAAGGTTGATGTGCCATAAAATACGATTTGTGAGCCTGTACTTATCGATAAACTTGCAGCGGGTGTAATGATATTTTGCGGTGAGCCTGAACCTGTGAATGTCGTTGACTTCAAAAATCCTTGGTTCTGTAACGACAAACGCCACGTGTTATTTGCGGGCGGTGAATACGTCATGTCATCCGATGCTGCACAGATAAAATAAGTATCATGAAACGTAATATAGCCAGGTTTAAAGTTTAAGTTAGGCACAACTTGAACAACGCCAGGATTGGGCACAGAAATAATGGTTGGATCGTAGATGTATAAGTATTCATTATCTGAAATTAAGATTTGAGGCAGGTTATTTTCAGTGATATAAACGATACCTTCATCGGTTTGTAGCTGACCGATATTATAAATCTGCTGGACTACGGCCTTGTCGGTTTGTTGGTCGTAAACAATCTTAACAAGCCAAACGGTGGCGTCAATTACAATGACAAGACAACCGAGTTTAGTGCTCGTGAAAATACCACGACCTTCTGTGCCATTACCAAGCAGCGATGATGAGATGATAATCTCATAACCAGCATAGGGAACAAGCCAGTTATCGCTCACAAACATGTTGTAAGTTTTCTCGATAGAAATCTTGGGATAACGACCAAAAGTACTAGAGCCAGCAATGTTAACTGGAATAGGTTTTGTTTTTTCACTACGAGACACTGTCATGTCACGACCAAATAAGGTTTATTTGCTCTATTTTAGATGGTTTTTTGGTCTGTGTCATTGGTTTGAGTTTTATTCGCGATTCGCGAATTGCGAACAGCATCTTCATACCGTCCTTTACCGAGTCTTGCGCCTTTATGGGGGTTTGGTTTATTTGGAATTAATTTTTTAGGCATTCGCATTTTAATCATATTAGTCCATAATGATGCAATACCATCGGAATGATGACCGAACCCATAAGAAAAGTTAATAACCAGTTAAATTTGGTGTTGATCTCACGCATCATACTTTCTAGCATTTTAAATCGCTCGTCAGTTAGTTCGCGTTGTAAGCGGATTTGGATTTCGTGTTCTATGTATTGATCGGGGGTCATGAGGCATCCTTGTTTTGTAAATCTCTTTCATAACATCTTTTTATTTTCCTAATTGATTTTGTGAAAATCTGAGAGACCCGATTAACGCATAATGGACAATCTCCTAGATTCCTATCGCCTCCATATCCACCTTTTCTACTTGGAATAAAATTTGATATGGATTTAAAAGTATGTTTAATACCGTCCTGATGACCAAGTCTTAATTTTACAACTTTAAATTCGCGATCATCCAAACTATATGAATATCTAGTTATGAAATTTATATCTTGGCATTTTGCTAATATTTCTTGATCGATATCCTGATTCGGTTTCATTCTGCATCCTTGTGTTCATTTATCTCATAGCCTTTCGGCAAACACCAATCGCTTAAGAAAAATTTATCATTATTCGACAGACACCAATCTTTAAATTCATCATAAAGCGCTTGATAACCTTCAATGATTTCTTGGTCGGAAGCATCATCCAATATCATGCCTTCTGTGGTTTCTAAATTCAAAACCAAATATTCAATATCATCTAAATCATAGTAGATATGATTTATTTTCCATGTTAGACCATATGCCATGATCTCATCAGTAATATTCGGATGAAAAGGTAAATAATAATTCATTTGAAGTTCGATGAAATATTGGGGGTGATTATTAAATTTTAATCTAACTTTATATTTAATCATTCTGCATCCTTGTGTTCATGAGATTGGAGGTATTGCTGAATACGTACAAACCATTCTGGGTTTTCTTCAAAAGCACTAATCGCTTTGTTGCATGATGCGCATAAAATTCCTCTTATTACATCCATTCCTTTATAACCTCTTGATTCGCACAAATGGCAATGATCTAAACTTAATCTTGTTGTGGTTATGCCATTTCTGCTTAGTCTAGTTTCTTCTTTTTGACATACAAAGCATAAACCTTGATGTTTTTCATATATTTGTTGGTATTGTTCTGATGTTATTCCATGTTTATTTAAAACATCAAGATATCTGCTTTTTTCTATATTTTTATATCTTTGTTTTCTTTCCCATTCTCGATATTTTTCAGGATTATTTTTTCTATCTTCCCTTATTTTTGCGTTTAATTGATCCGCATTTTGCCGTCGCCATTCTTTTGCATGCGCTCTGTGATATTCTGCAAAAGCTCCACTATACTCTCTTTTGGGGCGTTTTTTTTCCGACTCTCGCATACATTCGCGGCACTCATATATATTTCTGTTTTTTCGATAATAACACTGCCCTTCGGTAAGTTCGCCGTGAACTTTGCAATTTTTGACCACTGTTAGATTTGACATAATTCCCCCTAAGATAAAAGAGAATTATATATGATAATTTTTGATCATTCAACTGGATATAACTATGGCCTCCACCTTTGATTTTCACCCCAGTTGTACCCACTAACGCATATAAAATATGAACAACTTGATCAAGGACGCCACCCCTTGCCCAAATTTATATCACCCCAATTATACCCGGGTTGTTGGTCTGCTGCTAAAACTGTTAATTTTTTCATCGTCAAATCCGGTGGATCCATGTACATTAATTTTCTTTTGTAGCTTTCTAATATTTTCTTTGACTGTGGGTTAAATTCCACTCCATACTCACTAGCCATGTACTCTGCGAGTGCGTATCTAAGGTATTCTAGAAAACTTGTATCATAACCTTGGTTAGCATTATTAATAAAAGTATAGTACGTATAATTCGGTATATTATTTGGATTAAGAACCGATACTGTATTATTCAAGCTTCCTGCGCTAACAAAGGGGAGATTTACGCCGTTTTGAGCATCGAGTAAGGATGTAGCAACCGTAAACGTATAAGGGCCACATGGATTAGCGTAATAAACAGTACCTTCAGTTAAACCACTTGGCAATGTACCGCCTGAGGCTTGCGAAAACACGATTTGTTTGCCAATTGGTAGCGTATTAGCCACGCCAACTGATATTACTAAAGAATATGATACAACCACGCCATTACCTGCGGCATAAGCAACATAAGTTCCGGCTTGTGCATTAGCCAATGTAGTCGCAACATTAAAAGTAGTTGTTGATAGAGGCACAGCATAATAAGTCGTATTAGGCGATAGCGTTGATGGCAACCCCATAGTGCCCGCTCTAAATTGCACAGCCTCACCAAAGCTCATCGCTTGCGTGCTGTTTACAATAAGAGCGCCTCCTACACCTGATGATACGGTAAACGATGCGCTTAATTGCGTTGATGTGAAGTTATTACCAAGCGGCGGGAAAATGTACGTTAAATCGGTATCTAGGTTAACGTCTGTCAAAGTTATTTTTGCTTTAAGCTTAATCGGATAGGCTTGGTCTGGTATGAAGTACATGCCCAATGTACCACCGCCAACGCTGCGCTCATAGTTCCATGAGAATGGTAATGTATATATATTATCAACCCTAGATGAGCCGAAATAATTTGAACGACTTGTTGGCACCATTGGATAGCGTACAACGCCAATATTAAAGGTTGATGTTTCAATCTCTGCAACGTAAGGTAAGAAATAATATTCTTGTGTTGAAGTCGCCGTAAACGTGATGTATTGCCAGTAAGGTATTAAGTCCGTTTCAATCTGCTTAAAGTTAAGCAAATCATTTAACATTTGCAGACCATCTTCAATCTGATCACCTGTTGGCTGTTGCAAATTCCTAGCAACAATACCTGATAAAAACCAGGAGCGAGTTATTAGTTGTTGCGCGGTATAAGTCATAACTCACTCCTTAGTCAATTACACTAATGCAGGATAAGCAGTATTAGAAACACCTGCCCAAGTAATAACGCTTAATGACAATGCATCACTAGCTGATGTTACTTTGTAGTCAATTTCAGGCAATGAAGATCCAACGCCTGCAATCATTGTGATGTATTCAGATTGGGCAATACCCGCTGCTGCACCAGTAATTGTAGGAATGTTAGAAGTAGCACTTGATCCTGTTGGTCTCAAATAAGCAACATCACCAACTGCTGCCGGTGTAAAAGTACAAAGTAAAGTTACAATCACGTTTGGTAGTGTGGTTGTTTTTACAGGCGTACTTAAATCTACAGCTGCGAATGTTGTTGAATTGCCCCCGCTTAACACAGATACGCCTGAACTGTAAGAGTAAGTCAAAAGACCAGCGATGTTTTGTGGTTTTTGAGTTGCATATACAAAGTGCGAGCTACTATCAGTTGCAGTGAAACCAATTAGACGATAAGAATCGTAACCACTAGGTAATACTGGCGCTAGTTGGCTTGTTAAGCTCAATACAGCGGCTGTGTTATTGTAATTGCGTGAATCACCAATCAGATAGACAGCATATTGCGTACTAGCTGCAATTGTTCCTGTATCAAGACCGTTTGCACCATTCACAGCTGAGTTAACATATAACCCTGGCTGATAATTGAGTGCTAATAGTGATGGGTTATCAATACCGAAATAGTTTTGTAACCCTACAACCATATCGATGCTGTTACTAGAATCTCTGGCAGCTCCTGGTGCGATACCTAGTATCGTGGTAGATGCATAAGAAATTTGAAGACCGCTAATGTATAAATGCGGTAACGCATATACGGTTTCATTTTGACTTTGTGACATATTTATCCCCTATTTATTCGTTATTAGGGGAGTAAATCTACTCCCCGAATTAGCTACCCGAATTAGCCTTGTGACAACGGTATGATGAATCGCATACTGTATTCAGGAACTATCACCGAACCATGGGTCTCATCATAAATCATACCAGTCTGGTTTTGACCAAATAATGAACCATATGTCAAGCGAAGTGATGCACCTGTATCAGGATCGTACTCATTTGCAGTCGGATAAGGACTTTGTTCTGGCAACATCGGCATAGCGAGATAAAATGCATCCCCGCCTAAAATACCGCCGCATCGGTGAGAAGGAAGACCGCTCACTTGCATACCTGCAACGATTGGGGTATTAACGTTTTGGTTTTGACCACCAGCCCAGTTAAGAGCAGGAGTAATCGTAATCGTAACGTTACCTGAACTATTTGAAGCAGCATTTGCAGTTGCTCTAAATTGAACAGGGTTCGCACTTTGGAAGTGCCCGATAAATGTCAAATACCTGAGGTTACTATATCCACTCACTCCATCATTAAACTGGAATAAATCGCCAGCATAAACAGCGTTAGCATCACTTGTACCTGCACCACTGAAAGTAATTTGGGTAACGTTATTACCTGTTGGATCGTTAGTGCTTACAACAGTCAACGTTGAAGCATTGACACCTGTGTTACCAGAGGTATGAATAGGCATCAAGTTTGATTGATAGTAGTTAACTAATGGCGTACCAAAATCACCCACTTCCCAAGATAACGCGATGTCATCGTTACGATGTGGAACGAATTGGTTTAAGCCGTTACCAACGATTGCAGGCACAACAGTATCAGGTAGATACACTTTCATACCTTCAGCAACAGAACCATAGTTCTTGAAGAACATGATTGCTTGAGCTAATTGTTGGTATGAAGTTAACGCGGTACTACCATTACCAAAGAATCGATAAGGGCCTGAGAAAGTATTTTGCGTGCTAGTTAGCTGCGATGTAACAGCAGAAGCCCAGTTTAACGCGATATTACCTTCAACTTGTGCGGCAAGTTCTGCAATCGCTGATTTACCAAACACACGCATGTAGTCTTCTTCGCCTTTTTCTAAGTTGAAAATACGTTGTTGAGCAGTAACAGCAAATGCAGTGTTGTTTGCTTGGTCACAAGTTAAAGTTTGTACGCGTTGTACAGCAGATTCAAATGCAGCTACAAGACCTGCAGCAGTCGTAAAACGAGGTGGCAAATCGAACGTCACTGTCGAGCCAAGGTTAGCTTGAATTTTATCAAAATCAAGGAATTTAGTATTAGCTGTCGCAATGTGACAACATAAGTTTTGCAACAATGCTAAACCTGATCGTTGATAGGTTTGTACTTGTTGCAAAATATTGGCTGGGAATACTGCCATGTTAGCTTCTCCTAACTATTATTAAATAATTCGGATAGCAAGCAGTGGTATTATGCGCGATATTTAGCCTTCAAATCTCGCATCGACAATACGCCACTTGGATCCGTTCCGACGTTAGAAGGGCGTTGTTGATGTAAGGGAGCATTAGCTTCACGGCGACCTGAAACTTCATCGTTGCGTTTAATTGATTCAGCGAGTCTTCTTAAATCGTAGAGAGCTTCTTGTGGAAAATCTCTAGCGGTCATCTCAATCTGAGCCAATTTGGCGCGATTCTTGCTTAACTCATACAACACATCATGCGAATTATCTAAATGTTCAGCCAGCATTTGCACTGTGTTCGGAAAGCGTCTAAGTTCTAAGTCACCAGTCACTTTATCAAAGTCATCATACTTTTGCTTCCCAGCTTCAATCTTGTCGTAAAAGCTCTTTACGATTCGTTGTGCAGTCTGTTCCTGTGCGCGCTGCTCGGCTTCTTGAATCCAAACATCTCTCAAGCGTTGTGCTTCTTCTGCTGCCAATCTCCTGTATCGCTCCTCACCCATTTCACTTGATGATTCGCGTTGAGGTTGCTGGCTTTGTTGCGCCATTCGCTCTTGAGTACGTTTATATTCTTCTACGGCACGATTTGCGGCCTCTTGTTTAGCGCGACCTACGATTGAGTTAACCTCAGATTGCGCTAGCATCTTCTCTTGATGAGTCGGTGCAACTTCACTGCTAACTGGTGCTGACGTATCAACACTTTGATTTAATGCCTCTTCCATAACTTCGTCCTTAGCTGTTAACCCCGCAACGGTTCATCCTCAATTGTCGATTGAGTATCGGGCTGTTTCCCCACCACGGTAATTTGGTTCCCTGCATAACGCACAGGTCTCGACTCGGCCATCAATCCTCTGGCAGCCTCATACTTGTAGGGTAGTTATGGGTGTACTACATTGCAAAAAAGTGTATTAATGGTTACACTTGGGTATTAAAGAATAACGAGGTTATCAATGATTAAATTTATGAACATGGAATGTATTACGGAGAAAGAAGCCTCAACGCGTTACGGTTATACAGAGTTTTGGTTTCGTAAAATGCGTAAAATCAAACAAGGCCCTCCTTTCTTCCAAATTAAAAAGAAAGGAAAAGTCTTTTATCCAATAGCTGATTGCGATGCATGGTTTAAGAAAAAGAGGGAGGAAAAGGAATGATAGACACAACTTTATCTTCTATAAAAGACAGACTAGACCAAATAGAAAAACAAATGGTCGACTACTCGGTGGGCTTGGCTAATGTTTATAATGAATTTCAAAAATATTCTTTATCAAAAATAGATGAAAAAATTAATGATTTGCTCACAAAAGTAAAGGATTATGAATTACAAAAAGATGTAAAAGAACTAGACCTTGAAGTTTGTCCATTTCCTATGAATATTAAAGTTAAAATGAGAATAAAAACAAATTTTGGTCAATGCATATATTCATTTGATTATCCTCCAGCACTAGAATATCAGTTGGCTCACGTCATCCAAGGAACTTATGTGAGCATGTTAAATAAATTGTATGACGCTCATGACGCTCGCGGCGGAAAATATATGGGCGATGCTGGTTGCAAAGCTTGGATGGAAGAAAATGGCGAAACAATTGTAGATTTTGGTGCCGATAGAATGAAACGTGAATAACGATTGAGGAAAAGAAATGATTATTGGAGAGGGTGATTTAGCCAAACTAGCCCAAGAAGTTTTAAAAAGATTAGATTTGACGTTGATCAATCGTCAAACAATTGCTACACACGACGCCAATCATATTGGACTAACGAATGTTTACAATAAATTTTTAGAATTAGAAAAACGCCAAACAGAAATCGAAAATCTATTAAAAAGTGATAAACTAAAATACATTATTTCTAGTATACCGACCGAAGAACAAATTAATACCTTCCTTCATAGAATTGAAAAAACCCAAATAAAGAAATTAAATTCATATTTAATTGAAATTAAAAAAGATTTGGAAACACTCACTCAAATATTGGAGTATTAAATTGACAACATCCCCCATCAAAAAGAAAATTTGGCAATTGCTGCTAGTCGAAACCAAAGAAATGCATAGTCTCGACAGCTTTTGCTATGTGCTTCAAATATTGTACGAACTAATTTTAGATGCTTCTGAAGCCGCTTATCCTGATCTCGAGCAACAAGTAGAATTCCTAGAAAGAACATTCCCTGCTATCATTGAGCAAGCCAAGAAATTCAAAACGCATTGATTTATTCGGTGACTACTTCTTCAACCTTTGATTCTTTTTCAATCTTTAGCAACATTTCGTTGTAAACCTGAATAGCCCCAATATGAGCATTATAATCAGCTTCTAGTTGCTTCATCTTGGCTTGAAGTTGTGTAATATTTTCTTGTATTTGTTCTTTAGTAAACATATTTAATCCTTTATTTAAAAACACGCTCGTACTTTCGCAGAGGAGCGTGCCATTTTTACTGAGCAGCAATGAACATAATGTAAGATATGGTCAATGTGGCACCAGGGTCAGCACTCAATGTTAAAGCAAAGTTACCTGTTCCTGGGACAACTTTAATCACTGAGGCAGGATTTGATGATGCGACAATATCCACGCAAATGACGCTTGATGTTGTGCATCCAGCGGCAGTAACAGTCAAGGGGCCAGCACCGCTTCCACCTAATCCAGATACCTGTTGTGCCTTGATGTTAGTGTTCAACTGAACAGCACTCACGGCAATACCTGCATCAGCAACTAGGCCTGCAGTTCCGCTTGCTTTAATCAAATTGTTATTGACTAACGCTGCCGGAGCAACAGCAAAATTCGCAGTAGCTGCGCCTGGATCGGGAATGGTAACAACAGATGATTGGCCTAAAGTTCCGTTACTAATGGTCATGTTATTGTTAGCCCCAGCATTCACCGCAGCTAAAATCAACGAACCATTCGCAGCCGTGCCAGGGAAAGACGTGACCGTGCCTGCATGGCCTGAAGAACCGGCTTGCAAATTACCTTGTGAAACCGTTAAGTTATGCGCAGTAATGGTTTGATCACCAGAAGGCGCTAGCAATACCGCTGTGCTTGTTGTAGCAATTGCGCTCACTGCTAGGCCAGAATCGACCATTAAACCACCTGTTCCAGAGTTTTTGGGGAAATTGCCAGAAACAAATGGAGTAGCGGTAGCGCCAACTAAAAACTGGCCGACGGCATTACCTGGATCGGGGATATTAACAGTTGAGGCCTGACCCATTGCATCATTACTGATCGTCGTGACAGTGTTGCCAGTATTAGCAACTGCAGTCATTCGTAAACTTCCTTTCGAAGCTGTGCCAGGGAATGACGCCACATAACCTGCAGTACCACTCAAACCGGCTTGAATATTACCGCCGTTAATAGCCGTTGCAGCATCTTCGCCGATTGTACCGATTGTATTAGTATACACAGCAATGTGGTTTGCTATTGTAGGTAATACTACACCACTATCACCACCCCATGGAACTAATGTGATAATGCCTGTTCCTGCTGCGATAGAAACTGTAAAAACGCCATAAGTAGAACTACCAGATGGAATTGAAACAGCATATAAACACTGAATCACATCACCTTGGCTAACTGGGGTAACTTCGAGTGATGGTTGATTTAGATAACCTGCAGCAGTAATCGTGGCATAGCTATCAGTTGTGGTCATGTATTTAAAATTGGGTTGAACCCCAGGCGTACCCGCAAGCTGGGTTGGTGGCTGTAATATACCCATAATTATCCCCTTAAGCTTTACGAGGTGTTAAAGGACCGCCAGAACGACGGAAATGACGTGAACCATCATGTGATTCATGTTTTCCGTGTTTCCAACCACCAGCCATGCTGCCGTTATGGCCTTCATAATCCATTCTGTCATGACCATGTTGCATTACGCGTTTGATTGCAGCCATTGGATCGCATTGCATCTTGCCATGGCGACCATGATCATCATGAACCATACGGTTGTCAATCATCATCCCTTTTTTATGTCTGTGTTCCATGCTTATCCCCTGATTAGGTGTGAATTAATTTTAACTTATTATTTCTTCTTGCGTAAGTGCTTTAATGTTTCAGCCAAAATTGCACGCTTTTTTAACTTTGGGTTCTTGCTATGCTCTGCTTTTTTTAATTTCTTTTCAGGTATTTTTTTATCTGTTGGCACACCCAATTCTTTATGAAGAGCACCTTTCTTGATGTGAGCTTTTTGGATCCACTTTTCGGCCATGATTCTTGCTCCTCTATTCTGCTGATGGGATTGAAGCCGGTGTTGGTACAGAAATTCCTATTTTTTTTTCTACGTATGCAACAACATCCTTGGCTACAGCGCCTAACAATTGCAAAACATAGGCTTCAATCTCAGGAGATTGTGCGGCTAATTCTTTTTCTAGCATCGTAATAACAAAACCTGATACAAAGCTCATCTTGATTCCCTCCATTATCATTTTGCTACCGTCATTTATGGCGGCACCAGAACTACTTATGTGTTTTCTTTAAAATACCAGGCGCTACAATCTTACGCCGCGTTTTATTAGTGTCTTTTGCGACAGGTTTTGCACTTTTCGCTGTAGCCTTGCACGCGGTACGTTCTATTTTAGCCTCCCGTTTGTTTTCAGGGACAGCTTTGCCTTTTTTGTAGCCTCGTCGTGACGTAACATCCATTTTTCGATCCTCAATAAGCGGTTGTGTAACTGAGTCATTCCTTTAACGAGTTCGTCGATAGCAAGTTCAAACTCAGATGATGTCATTGTAGACTTATTTTCTGTCATTTCAAACAATCCTTTTTAACCATTTTTTTAACGAGCGCCTTATCCTCTTTAGCATCGTCGTGTATTACTTTTTTTTGCCATTTGATATCCCCTAAATTAGTAATCGCCATTAGCTATTGCTTGCTCTTTATAAATCCAATCAGGATTGAGCATGGTTGGTTCACGGTGCATTTTACCATCAGTGTTAGGTGTTTCGATATATTTCCAGGTTTTTGTATCATTTTTGTCATATGGATATTTTGGAGGAGACATTCTTAAGCCGCATGAATCAAGGTAGTCACTTACTTCTCTTTTTAATGATGTTGCCAAAACATGGTCGCCATCGCGCATGGCTTTATTAACGGCATGATAGTATCTAAGCCATTTAGTGTAATTAAACTCTTTCATTTTTTCTTCCTTGGTTTCTTCTTTGATTGGCGTGCTTCACTATAGGCGATA